CCCTTCCCCAACCCCTTTTGTGGGAAAAGCACCCCGAGCTTGGGGGAAGGGGGCCTAATCTGATAATATCGGCGCATGAACCGACTTCCACCCGAATTACACATCGTCCACGGCACAAAAGCCGAGCATAAAGGCAGGCCGCTGCCCGAGGCCATACGTCAGCGTATACCTAAACCTGTTTGGCTGGACAATCCCGACTTGTGGGACATGGACGAATTTATTACCACGACCGCAGATTTTCTTTGGGATACCTACGGCATTGGCTCGGCGCAAGATCAGCATTTGCTGGGCGCACTGGCTTTCCAGCTTGACGTATTTGTAAAGTGTATAAAGGGCGCTAGAGACGGTGGCCCTGTTACTAAATTTAATGCCGGTGCTACTGTTGGAACAAACCCATACTTGACGACAGGGGAAAAGGCTTTGGGCCGAGCCATTATGATAATGAACGAATTGGGTTTAACACCCAGGGGCAGGTTAGCAACCAACAAAGTCGAAAGCGGCAAATTTGCTGCACTGATGGCTGGACCGTGAACTTTGAAGATGGCATCCTGTATGCCGTGCAAGTGGTCAAAGGCGAGATACCTGTTTGCCGTAATGTCACTTTAGCCTGCCAGCGGTTTTTAAATCAGGTAGAAGATAAGTCTTGGGCCTACGAATTTCATGCTGATTTTGTAAAACATTTTTTGATGTTTGCCTCAGAGTTGCGGCACACCAAAGGCCCAGACGCAGGCAAGCTGTTGGTGCTGGAACCGTGGCAGCTATTTATAGTCTGTGCCATCTACGGGTTTAGAAACAAGCGAAACAAATCCCAGCGCATGGTCACAGATGTGATTGTGTTTGTACCGCGCAAGGCAGGCAAATCCACACTGACAGCAGTTATTGCTCTGTACGAACTAATTTGGGGCGAAGCAGGCGCAGAGGTTTATACCCTGGCAACAACTAGGGAGCAGGCTGGCATTGTGTTTCACGCTGCTACTGGGTTTGTGGAGGCCATGCCGCAAAACATTGCAGCCCTGTACAACGTCAGCCGCCACCAGATTACAAAGACAGGCGACAGTCAGACAGTATTCAAAGCATTGTCCAGAGACACCAAAAAAACCGGCGACGGCATGAACCCAGCCTGTGCTATTGTGGACGAAGCCGCCCAGATTGTTGACCGCAACAGCATCGAGGTATTGCACAGCGGCATGGTGGCACGACTCAACCCGTTGCGGATTTATATCACCACCGCCAGTTTTACAAAAGAAACTAAGTTTTATGAAGACATGACTCTAATGCAAGCCATGCTAACGGGCGAGGCTACCGACAATCCACATTGGTTTGGCCTACTGTACAGCCTGGATGCTGGCGATGATTGGCGTGACCCAACGACCTGGGCCAAGGCAAACCCGATGCACGGGATATCAGTTTTTGAATCAGCAATTGCTGAACGGGCAGAAATGGCAAAGCACAAACCTGCCGCCCTCAACGAATTCCTGTGCAAGACTCTAAACGTGTACGTGAGCGCCAATAGCGCCTGGGTTGATAGAGCATACTGGGATGATGCCAAATGCGCCCTGGTGCCCGGCAGACAGCCCGAGGCAGTATTCATAGGCTTTGACCTTGCAGCAACCCGCGACCTTAATGCTGTCTGCACGTTAAAGCGATTTGCTGATGACGACTACGAAGCAGAATTTAAATTCTTCCTACCGTCAGACGGCTACGATTTAATTCCCAAACATTACGGCGACATTTTTTCAGTTGCCCGAGCATCAGGTATTTTGCACATTACCCAAGGCAATGTGATGGATGACCGGGAAATCAGCGAGTACATTCTAAAACAGTGCGAAAAATACGAAGTTAAGGAAATTGGCTTTGACGCCTACAACGCTGCCAGCCTAGTGGCTCGGCTTAACGATGCTGGCCTGCCGCTGAAAAAAGTGGGCCAGGGCATGGCAGTGTTAAGCAACCCAAGCAAGCACGTAGAAAAGTTGCTGATGCAATACAGTATCAAGCATGACGGCAACCCGTTTGTAGGCTGGCAGCTTGGGAACTGCGAAGTTTACGAAGATGTTAACGGCAACGTCAAAGTGCGGAAAAACGAAGCTGACAAGTCTGCCAAGGTGGATGGCATAGTTTCCCTAATCATCAGTATGCACTGCAACCTTGATAATCCAGTACAATCAGGATTCGGTTTCAGAACTTTTTGAGGTGAAAACATGGCTTTATTTGACATTTTCAAGCAAAAAGCTGTAAAAGAATCTAATTCAATGTTTGGGCAGACTGCCCTTGGCAATAATGTATTGTGGGGCAGCAGCAACAAATACAACAGCGCCAATAGCCAAATACTCTACGTCACCACGGGAAGCAGCACAGACGCTGGCAGACCCGTAGACATGAGCATGATGAGCCGTAATTCGACGATTATGGCCTGCGTGGGAGCAAAAGCCAGGGCAATGGCACAACTTCCCGTCCGAATCATGTGCGATATGGATGACGGCGGGTATCACGATGCCGTTAAAAGCCCAGAGGTCAGCGCTCGGGACAAAGCCAAAGCCAAGCAAGTCGCCTACCTGTTAAACAATCCCAACAATTTTCAAAGTGCCTACGAATTCTTTTATCAGTACATCATGTGGCATGAATTGTCGGGCGAGGTGTACATCTTGTGGTGGCGCAAAGACCAGGAAAGCAGCACCCAAACTCCGCTGGAAATGTACGTTTTTGATTCAACTTTAATCAGTACCACAGTAAATGTAACCAGATACCCTAGCTACAGACTCAGTACACCGGCATACGGATTTAACCGGGACGAACCGCTTGCAGCCCATCAAGTTATGCACTTAGTAGATGCCGCTTGGCAGGGAAATGGCGGGTTTAACAAAGGCATTTTGGCAGCAGAATTAATAGGCTTAGACCAAGATATTGACCTGTATGCTAATTATGTGATGCAAAACGGGGCGAAACCCAGCGGGATGTTTGTGACTGAGAACGTAATTCCTGATGGCAAATACAAGGAAATTGCGGCACGCCTTAAAGAAGCATGGTCATCAATGACGGGCAGCCGCAACGCAGACCCCAGCAAGCCAGGCCAGGGTATGCTGCTTGACCAGGGTATGAAATATCAGCCGCTGGATATGCTGACGCTGCAAGATACTGACTGCGCCAAACTTAAAGAGCAGACCATGAAACGCATCTGCGGCTTGTTTGGCGTGCCGCCAGCCATGATTGGCATTGCCGATCAGAAATACAACAACACGCAGACAATGCTGGATGAATTCTACAAATCCAGTATGTACCCGCTGATTGTCAATGTCCAGCAAAAGCTAAAACAGCACCTGCTTGTGGGATATCCTAATTTGTGTGTAGAATTTGACACAAGGGCATTTTTACGGGGTTCTCCAGTAGATCAGATGAATTTTTCAGTAGCTGGGGTAAACGCTGGCATAATGACAGCAAATGAGGCACGGGAATATTTAGGCATGAAAAACATGGACGGTGCAGACGAATTGAAAGCAGGAAAGCCTGGTGATACAATTCCCGGCAGCAGTCCACAAGATACTGGGGGCGGCGGCGGTAATCAAACCAGGAAAATGAATCTTGGCAAATAAAACGCCGCACGAACTGGCAATGCTGCTTGCAAAATTTAAGCAAAAAAAGCCGCAGACAATACACGACATGGACAAGACCAAAACTAACGAGGTAATCCATGAACGATCTGTTAATCGTCTGCGAAGCAAAACTAAATCTGAACCAGCAACCCGGCACAATTGAGGCTCGGGTCACAAGCTGGGGGCCAAGAGAAGGCGCAGACGGGCGCAGGTTTAACTACCAAGCTGAAGGCTTTGCAGATTGGGCCAAGCAATTTGAGGCAATGGGCAGGCCGCTACCCATGTTTGTCAATCACTCAGCAGATGCCATTCCTGTTGGCGAGTGGATGCACTTTGAGTTTGACGATACCGGCATGACTGCCAGCGGCAGGCTCTACACCAACACCACCCAAGGCAGCGACCTGTACAACGTAATGAAAGAATCGCCAGCCATGTTTGGCGGGGTATCTGTTGGCGCATATGCGGAAACGTATCAAATGGTCAACGCTGAAGGCGAACCAGACCAATCAGACGAAGGCTATTTTCAGATTACCAAAGGCGGCTTGCGGGAAGTGTCTGTGGTCATGTATCCCAACAATCCAGAGGCTTGCGTCAGCAAACTGGAATACTTTAGGCCCGATGGGTCAGCAAATTTAAAGATTTTGGAACAAAGCCTGCGTGATGCTGGACTGTCCAAGAGTGATGCGGTTGCCGCTGCATCGACTTTCAAAAAGGTGCTGGAGCAGCGTGATGTTGTCCAAATCCCAAATGAAATTGCGCCGAACCAGAGCGACTCTGATGCGGAGGCAACCATACTCGCCGCCCTTGAGCAGCGGGAATTACTGCAAACTTTGTCTAACCGTCTAAGGAAATAATCATGTCCCAAGTCATCATTGAAAAACTTGACGCTATCGAAGCCGCCAACGCCGCCAAGATTGCTGAAGTTACCAGCGCAGCTACTGTTGCAATTGAAACTGCCAAAAATGAAATGGCTGAGAAAATCTCGGCACTTGAGGCAAAAATCAGCACGCTGCAAATGCCTCCCGTCATCCGCATTGCTAAAACAATTCGCACTGACGTTAATCGCTCTGTTCGTGAGCAATTAAAATCGTTTTATTCGGCAAACAATCGCGTGGAAAAACCACTAAAGATTTTTGCTGATGAAAGTCAATATCTGGCCTACATGAACGAAGCCTCTGCGCTAACCGGCGGCGGCAATGGTATTGGTGGACGCACTGGCTACGACCCTGTGTTTGCAGCCATGCGCCTAGCTAACCCAATGCGTGGCTTGAGCCGCACTGTTGTAACTGATGGCTCTAGTTATCAATTCCGCAGCAAAACCGGCAACGCTGGCGCAACGTGGGGCTACACCGTTCAAAACAACGGCGGCGCAACCACCCAAGATATGAACATCTGGCAATTGGTGCTGCAAGACCTAAACGTCCAATTCCCAGTACGCACTGCCGCACTAGACGACATTGACGGGCTGGAAGGCACCATTGTTGACGATATGCTGATGGAGTTTGCCCAAGCTGAAGCACTGTCAATGATTCAAAACAGCGATCAAACCAACTCGCCTAACACCTACGGCGGCACATCTGGTTTGCGTGGTCTAGACCAATACCCTGGCGCAAATGCAACGTATACCGGCGGCACCACAAGCGCAGCGGCTTACGGCACCAGCGGCACAGGCTCTGCAACCGGCCTGCACAGCATTGCTACCTACGATCAGATTACAACTAACGCCAACACGGTTGCAGCAAATAATATCGCCTATAAAGACGTTATCAATTTGGTGTATGCCCTGCCGCAACAGTACTACACGACTTCTGCCTGTTTTATGATTAACCCGGTGTTGCTGCAAGCCATTCGTGGCCTGCAAGATACAAACGGGCGTCCAATCTTTAACAGCATGGAATCGCTAAATGCGAACGGCATCATTGGTCAACTGCTGGGCTTTGACGTTGTGATTAACAAGTATCTTGATAATCCGACTCAGGCAACGGCTGGCAGCGCAGGCACCACATCGTTCTACCCGATGTACTTTGGTGATTGGCAGCTTGGTCACAGCATCATTGATCGGATGGATATGGTTATGCGCCGCTATGACCAGACGACCCCAGGCTCGATAACTT